CCTAAGCTACAGTGGATGCTACTTTGTATAGCAGGAAAAACTGGAAAAAAAGAATTCCATCCATGGATTAAACTTGAGCGTAAAAAAGACACAAGCAATAAAGCTATAAAATTTTTACTAGAAATATATCCAACAATGAAATATGATGAGGCCGAACTACTTGCTAGAATATCTACAAAAAAAGAACTTAAACAACTTGCCGAAGAACACGGGTACGACAAGGTTGACTTCTAAATCACATACATGCGAATATTGTAATAAAAGTTTTAGCAAAGAACAGACATTGCTAGTTCACGTCTGTGAACAAAAAAGCAGGCACTTACAAAAAAACGAGAAACGTGTACAACTTGGGTTTTATGCGTTTCAACGCTTTTATAAGTTAAGCACTGGGCACAAGACTGAAAAGACTTACAGCGAGTTTGCTAGATCGTCGCTGTACAATGCGTTTGTTAAGTTCGGTAGCTTTGTTAACAATGTAAGACCGCTGTATCCTGACAAGTACATTGACTATGTAGTAACCAGCGGTGTTAAACTCGATCATTGGTGCAGAGACGACTTGTATGAAAAATACGCTGTCAATCTTATCAACAAAGAGGGTGTAGAAACTGCACTAGAGAGATCTGTAAACACAATGGTTGAATGGGCAGAAGAACACAACAGCGTCTGGAATCATTACTTCTTATACGCCAGTATAAACCGAATTACATGGGACATTAGAGATGGAAAAATATCTCCGTGGCTAGTTCTTAATTGCAAGTCAGGCAAAGAAGTTTTAGGCAAGCTCAACGATGAACAACTTAACATGTTGACAAATATTTTAAATCCACAACACTGGGCACTGAGATTTAATCGTCAACCTAAAGATGTAGAGCTGGTTAAAAACATTGCAAAGGAAGCAAATCTATAATGGATATTGATATTGACTTTGCAGACAGAACTGCAATTTTATCCAAGCTACAACATCACGTAGCAGCACTCGAAACCGGCAAGAAGCACAACACTGGTATCTATGTTACGCCTGTACCACACAATCCAATAGACAACATTGCAACCATTGACTACAAGATTGCTGAGGATAGAGGATACTTTAAGATAGACTTTTTGAACGTTAACATTTACAAAGATGTTAACGACGAAGAGCACTTAACTGAGTTATTGAATAAAGAACCGCTGTGGGAATTATTACAGCACAACGAAGTAGTGGATCAGTTGTTTCACGTATCTGGTCACGGTGATATTTTAAGAATACTAAAGCCAAGTGATGTTGAAGAATTAGCATGTGCGCTGGCAATTATTAGACCAGCAAAAAGATATTTGCTAAACACCGGCTGGGAAAAAATTAAAAACGAAGCCTGGACTAAACCCGATGGTAACCAGTATTACTTTAAAAAGGCTCACGCAATTTCTTATGCGTTTGCAGTAATAGTACATTTAAATTTAATTTGTGAACACGCTATCTAATTTTTTTTATAAGCTGAACACTTTTACGTTTTACTCTTTTAATTGCTAAGTTGTTAATATTAACACACGGTCCTATTACTAATTTTACATCCTTGCTGTTCATTGTTATCATACAGTAGCGTAACGACTCAATTTCTTTTCTAAGAAAAATGTTGATAGGTATCATTCTGTTTGATTCCCACCACCATATTTCTCCTAAATCAACCAACAACCGTTTATGCTCATTATTTTTTAAATTAGTATAAACAAACATTGTTGTAACATATTGATCTTGGTTTGAAATGATTCCGACATATTCGTTGCCGCCATATGCAACAACGCTGATGTAAGGAAACTGAGCTTCTATATCTTTTAATAACATTTACAATAAATACTTTATATTAGGATCCGGCATGCAATTAGTACCCAGATATTTAGTCAACGACAGAATAATTGTAGTATCAAATGATGCTGGATTCGTTACGGAGTTTAGACCAGTGTATAGTAGAACAATAAAAGTTTACAAAGGTATTGATAATACCATACAATTCAGATTATTAAATGCAGATCAAAAACCAGTAACGATAGAAGATAGTCCAGTGTTTGTAGCATTTGATGAAAATCAATCAAAGATTATAGAACGATCATGTACAGTCACTGACGACTCTACAACTGAAACTCGCGGAATGTTTGAAGTTGAAATAACAGAAAACGACTTGCTTAACATACAGCAACAGTATATTTCGTTTAACATTTATCTTGAAGCCACAGATGGACAAAGACAAGTAACCTATTCAAATAGAAACTTTGATAGTATGGGAATAATTTATATAGATTCTCGATCATATCCAGGACCAAAGTCTGCGCAAGAGCTTGCTTCCTTTGTAGAAGAAGATGACTATTGGGTAGCTGGCAGTACAGACGCAACCAAAATTACTGCATCACCGGGGTTAAATGGCAACGAAGCGTTGCACACTGTTGCAGTATATACAAATGAATTTGTAGGAACTGTTGAAGTACAAGCAACACTAGACAATCAAATTTCCGGACTCAACAATTGGACAACTGTTAGCACATTAACATTTGACGGCACCGAATCTGAGCCTGTGCCTGCAAACTTTAATGGTGTGTTTACATATTTGCGATTCAAAGCAAGTGCCGATCCTGCTGATAAAATTACCAAAATATTAGTTAGAAACTAATTGACTTAACACTACTACGGTGCTAATATATACAATATGAGCATCGTGTCTGATCTTCTGAATGTGTACTTGCCTGCAAAGCGCAAAACTACCCCAAGCGGTTGGGTGAGTTTTAATGCTCCCTGCTGTGTACACAACGGAGAGAACGTAGACACTAGAGCAAGAGGTGGATTAATCACCGAAGGCGAAGTTATCAGCTATCACTGTTTCAACTGTGGTTTCAAGGCAAGCTGGCAGCCTGGACGCAACCTAAGTCATAAATTTAAAAAATTATTAGAATGGCTTAACGCACCTGATAACGAAATTACAAAACTTGCACTAGATGTTATGCGCATCAACGAAGGTGTAGAAGTTCAAAAACATTCTATCGAGATGCCGACGTTTACAACAGTACCGTTACCGGATGATGCTGTTCGTCTTAGAGACATACCCGACTACAATGAAAACTGTTTAGCGTTTGAACAGTTTTTAAAGGTTGTAGATTACATGGGACAACGCAATCTAAAACTTGACGACACAGACTATTATTGGTCTCCTAGTCTTGCTTACAGAGAACGACTTATCATACCTTTCTTCTACGAAAATCGTGTTGTTGGTTGGAGCAGTCGTAGTGTAAACCCAGACAAGCAACCGAAGTATCTTACAGAATCACAGCCTGGATTTGTGTATGGGTTAGATGAGCAACGCCCTCAAAAAGTGTTTACGTTGGTGTGTGAAGGACCAATTGATGCTATACAAATTGAAGGGTGTGCGTTACTAGGAAGTGAAATAAATGATGCTCAGGCATTGTTGTTAAATAGGCTAGGCAAAGACATATATGTTGTTCCTGATAGAGACAAAGCCGGTAGCAAGTTAATTGAACAAGCTATTGACCGAGGCTGGGGTGTTAGTATGCCAGACTGGGATCTTGAAATCAACGACATAAGTGATGCTGTAGCCAAGTACGGAAGACTATATACACTGTATAGCATTGTAAGTGCTGCTGAAAGCAGCCCATTAAAAATAAGGTTAAAAGCAAAAAGATGGTTTGGATAATTAATATCGTTACATGGCCTTACCGCCGTATCGCAGAAGAAATTCGTTTTAGAAAACGTTTAAAAGAGTTACGCAAAAAAGACCCATTTATATACAAATGAAATTCAAGTTTTTACAGGATAAGTAGTAATACATGATAGTTTGGGGAATAAGTGCAAACAGTCATGATGCTGCATTGGCAGTTTTTAAATGTTCGGGTAAAGGCAACGGCACTCGAAAACATTTAAAATTACTGTTTGCAAGTCATGCTGAACGCTACAGTGGCATTAAGAATGATCCTCATTTAAATGCCGAGTTAATTTCAGAAGCTAAAAAGTATGGAGAACCAGATGAAATTATTTGGTACGAAAGGCCTTTACTTAAAACTCTTAGACAGTTTAGAGCAGGCCAAGGAATTCGGTTACGTGAAAACAACATTAAACATTACCTTAACTCTTATGGAATACATGCTCCTATTAAGTATGTTGATCATCATCATTCCCATGCTGCTGCCGGGTATTATACTAGTCCTTTTAGTGAAGCCTGCATTGTTAGTATCGACAGTATTGGAGAATTTGCAACTCTTAGTATCTGGCAAGCACGAGCCAATCGACTCGAAAAAGTCTACACACAATCGTACCCGCACTCGGTAGGATTATGGTATTCGGCACTCACACAACGAGTTGGATTAAAACCACAAGAAGACGAATACATTCTTATGGGTATGGCAGCATACGGTGACCCAGATAGATTGTATCGCAGTATACAGGATCACTTTATAGAATTAAACGATCCACAGCAGCACTGGTTGCCCGAGGCGCTGGTACACGTTAATCAAAATTTACATCGGGGGTGCCAGAACTGGCGACCTGATCTTGAAACAGAACAGGATTATTTTGATATAGCTGCTGGCGCCCAACGAGTTTATGAAAACATTTTCAATTGGGTGTTGCAATATGCATCCACTGTTGTTCCTTCTAAGAACCTAGTTCTCACAGGAGGGTGTGCGCTAAACTGTAGTGCCAACGGCATAGCATACAATTATTTCGACAACATATGGATCATGCCCAATCCGGGCGATGCCGGGTCAGCGATAGGTGCACCTCTTGCACATTATAATCAACACATAAAGTGGCCGGGTCCGTATTTGGGTCACACAATTGAAGGTGACTATCCTGTAGAAGAAGCATTGCATGAACTACTTACTAC